TCTTTTACTATTCATTTCATCACGTTGGGCTAATGGGTTCATAGAAGATATCATTGCTTGTATTTCTGATTGTGAAGCTGCAGCTCCAGTCCTTTCTCTTATTGCTCTGGCAATTTCATTTTCAATATCCATTTGAGCTTGAGCTTGAGTATTATCCATTTCTCTAGGTGAAATTGCAGCTCCAGTCATTTCCCTAGATGGAATTGCAGCTCCAGTCCTTTCTTTAGGTGTAGGTGCACCTCTTTTTAATAATTGATCCATCAATTCAGTTTGATCTGCCATTTTAAGTTACTCCTGTTCCCATAGGTTCTGTAAAAGTTAAATATTGTTCTTCTGTTACTGGGTTACCATCTGCATCATAATATAATTTTTCACCAGTTGTTGGGTTTGTTGTCATTTGACCACGAAATACATCTTCTGTACCTTGAAGCTCAACTGTTTCTGGGTCACCTAATGCAAATCCTTCTAAATTTTCAGGTGGAATTGGTAATCCAGTAACAGGATCAAAGTAAACCCCTGATGCTTCGTCATATCTTAATATTTCATCACCAATTTCTGGATTGTACCCATACCTTGTTAAATATCCAACATTTTGATATGGACCTAATCCACCTTTGTAAGCTCTAACAGCTTGTGCAGTTAATGGTCTTTGACTGTAAGCATAGTCATATTGTAAAGCATTTGAATCATCACTGCCTGATATATTAAATGGATCAATTCCATATGCAGTATTACTATACATAGTATCACCAGTATAAGGATCTTTGTTAGTAGCTAAGTCATTAAAAAATCCTTCTAATTGCCCCATATCAAAACCTTGAATAGCTCCCCCACCACCACTAATAAAGTCTGTAAGTGCTACATCAGCATTTGATTTTGTAGAGCCATATCTCGCCATATTACTTGGATCTGTAATGTTACTATCAACTACATTATAAATTTTATCGTAATACAAAGAACCATCAGCTAATTTAAAGTTTTTACCTGCTAGTGCATCAAAAAAATTACCTTCTTTTATTATGTCATTTAAGACATCTGTACTTTGACTTCGTAAAAAGTTCTGTGTGCCAAAAGATTCGGTTTGGTTAAAAAAATTCTCTAAATTAAATTGATTAGATGGTGGGTTACTTAAAACTAAACCAGATGTTCCAGTTGTTGGATCTATATCCATCCCAAAATATCCACCTAAATCAAATTGTCCTGAACCTGGTGTTAAAAAATCAGAAAAACTTGTACTTGCAGTAGGAACATCTGATTGTGCTAATTTAAGTTTTTCAGCATCACTTAAATTAGCATATTGTTCTGTAGTAATCCCTTCAACATCACTAACCATACCAGTTACAGGCTCATAACCTTGAAAAGTTTTTGTTAATACTGGCTGTGTATAAGTAGATGGATCTTTTTCAGTGTAATTACCTTCTGCATCATATGAACCTAATTGTGTCGGATCTCTTGTGATATTAGTTGCACCAACAGGAATACTTTGCCCAGTGCCAGTAACATCAATATAGGTCCTTGTTTTTTTAGTGTCAGGATCATAAACATCATAATAAATATCATTATCGCTTTTATCATCTTTGTTTGCTTCAGCAGACCATTTTGCAGCTGTTCCAGGATCAACACCACCCCCAAAATATAGATTATCCTCTATGTCCTGTTTTTCCCAACTGCCCTCACTACCTGTTTTTGATAGCACAGTGCCAATCTTTAAATTAGCACCTTCTGGTGGAGCTATTGCATTTTGCCATCCCTCATCATCACCAGGATCTTTACTATAAACATACTGTTGCCCTGTGTTTTCGTCAGTCATGTAAACTTTTGTTTTACCACCACCTATTGTTCTACCACCTGTTTCTGAGGTTAAATAGGCATATTCCTTTTCAGGTTGATCATCTGTACCTACATTAGCTAAAGCACCTACATCTTCTCCTGTACCTACATTAGCCAATGCACCAGTATCTTGGGTTGTTGTTTGTTGCTGTTGTTGTACTGGTATTATAGGGTCATCAGGAGAATATTTTTGATTAATAGCATTTAACTCTGCAATAAACTGAGGATTAGTGCCAGAAGGATCTCTTCCTGTAGCATAAAATTGTTGTACTAATGCTGTAATTTCTTGTGCTTTTGCTGACATTATCTAGCTCCTTGCATTGGCATCGATGCCATTATATTTCCTAAAGCACCACTCCCAATGCCTTTTCTTTTTAATTCCATAACTTTATTCATTAAATACTGTTCAGCATTAAATCCACCTTGTTGTGGTGGTTGACCACCACCCATTGGCAAAGCTCCCATTGGTTTAACAGGACCAAAAGCCTGTGGATTAATTGGTCTTATCGTAGCTAATGAATTATTTGGGAGCATTTTTCAACATTTCCATTTGCAATTTAGCATTATTCTTTTCTCTCTCTAATTGCAGATCTGCCTCTAACTTAGTAATTTTTGCCTGTAAATCTGCTTGAGCTTTGGTAGCTTCAATCTGTAAATCTTGTTCTGCTTCAGCTTGTTTGATTTGTATTGAAGATTGAGCTTTGGCTTGATCTGCTTGAATCTGTGCTTGTGTTCTAGCTTTTAAGGCATCAGCTTCAAGTTTAGCAAGTTGTTGTGCGTATTGTAATGGATTCTGTTGTTGTTGCTGTTGTTGACCTGTCAAAGACTTCAATGCATCGATCTGTTGCATTTGTGGTGACTGTCTTACAACTTGGGCTGCTCTTTGACTAATTAATCGATCTAACTCTGGATTAATGTCTTTTGGTTGATAATTAGGATTCTTAAAGTCTGGAACTGGTTGCATTGGCACTCCAATACTTGCTTCCATTCTTTGTCGATATAATAAGGCAACATGTTCTGCAATATGTGCAATCATAATAGGTTGCATACCCTTTGTAGCATTATTACCACCTAACATTGGATCTTGTAAGAATTGCATGTGTACAGCAATGTGAGAATCGTGATCTTGTTCTGGAAAAGCTTTTAATGGCTTGCCATACATCACTGACATATTTTCATCAACTGGATCAGTTCTTGGAGCTTCATCAGGTTTCTTTAGTATTTCATCAATATTAGGTACTCTGATAGCTTCATACATTCTTTTGTATGCTTCATATAAATTATGCAAATCAGGTTGTGACCTAGCCATTTCCAATACAGCTTGTGCCTGTGCAATCCTTTGAGCCGTGCTAAAGATGTTGGGGTCACTGACAGGGAGAATATCAATGCGATCATCAAAGTCAGCAGCATATATTTCAGAACTGCTTCCAGAGAATGAAAATGTAAATTTTTCAGGCAAGTATTCTGCATTCAACCTGGCAAGCATTTTAAACTCTTGCCCTTGTGAATAATGAAGCCTTTTATGTATTGCAGAAAAAGCTTTAGAACCTTGCTCTATCAATGCCACTGTTGATCCAACAGGAGCATTTGGATTTACATCCCCAACATTCAAATCAGCCGTACTTGCAAATCTTTGACCTGCATCAACGATAAAACCTAATAAATTAAATAAAGATCCACTAGGTTCCTTGAATGGCAATGGCATTATAGCTTTATTAACATCATCAACAGTCGCATCTAAATCAACAAACTCACCAGGATTAACTTGTACTTCACCCCCTGCAACACGACCTCTTAATTTAAAACCACCTTGCATATTAGCAAAAGCAGCCGAATCAAGTAATGCTCTTAATGAACCAGTGGCTGCCTTACCTAATCCACCGATCAAATGAAATAATCCAAACCCATAAAATCCTAAACCTGGCAAAAACTTATAACTGACAAACCAATCTCTGCGTTTCTTCTTTTCGTCATCTTCCTTGTAATTGCGTCTAATGCTGACAATCTTTTCACTGTCATAATCAATTGTGATCACATATGGAGTGGCTACAGCATTTTCATCTTCAGGATCTACCTCATCGATTTCATCAAACAATTCATAAACATGCATTTCCAACAAAGTCATAACTTCATCTTGTTGGTCATCACCATAAGTATTAACACCTTCGACTTCTCCGATAGTGTCACCAGATGGATCAGAACCATCCCCTGAATACTCACTAGGTAAATAATATCCAGATTGGACATACTTATTATAATCGTTTTTAGGCAAACGAATTACTTGTGTGTATCTTGGTGAAGTCATAAGATCTTTGCTCTCTGGAGCAACGACAAAATCTTCAGCCTTAATAAACTGAGAACATTGCCTACCCATATTACTATCCCACCAAACTTTCTTAAATGTCTGACCAACTAATGGTAAATGAAACAGCATTTGATCCAGATCAGGAAAGTATTCTGGCATCTCTTCAACAATCTGATAGTTCATATATTCACGAACTCTTCTGGCTTGATCTTCTGTCTCTTCATTAGGAGTGCCAATAATAACAGTTTTAACTGGACCACCAGATGGATAAAGTTCTGCAATAGCTCTGGCATTAAACTGAGTTGCTGCTTCTGCAATCATAGGATGCACAACTGTTGATAAACCTCTGGTAGCTCTTTCTTCTTCTGATTCTTCTTGACCACCATCAGGATCTAATGTCTTTAATCCTTTTTTATATCGTTCTTCCCATTCCGACCTAGAGCTTTTATCATCTTCATAAAGCGAAATAAGAGTTGAAGCTTTCTTCTGTAACTCTCTCTCATTAATTTTTTCAGCCAGATTTTCATCAAACTCATCTTCAGTCTCTGCAACTTGATCTGTATCTGGATCTCCAACAAGAACTTCATCACCAACTGATTCGACTTGTAAATCATCTGGTGGAGCACCTTCAGCAAAAGGAATTTCAACCATATAATGTTATCCTCTTTCTCTCTTCAAAATCATCGTCAATATCATCATTTGAATGTGTAACAAACCAACCCTTGCGTAATCTTAACCAAGCCTGAGTACAAGTGTCAACAATATCGTCATTTTCAGTGGCAGGGAAAGTTGCACATATATCAATTAGGTCTTTACACCATTTTTTGTTTGAAGGATACCAAATTCTGCCATCTTCCAATAATGCAGATGATGCATGTGCTCTAGCTTCCTTGTCTCTGTCAGGCATATATTCAATAACAGGAACTCCTGCCATGCGTAAATCTTGCAGTAAACTTTGACCAGAAGCTTTCTTTTCTATTAGTACAGCATCAGGTTCATAGTCATAATAAGATTCCTGTGCGATCTTTCTTAATTCAGGATAGGTAACTCTATCATACCACATGTCTAACACTATGGCATTAACCTGCCCATTTTTTCTAAACACCCCCCAAGTAGTCCTGGCAGAATAGGATGTTTTTTCTTTGGTGCTAAATGCAGTATCCCAAGATTGTAGAACATATTCAATGTCAGGAAGATTAGAGTTCTCCCAAGGAACCCACCACTCAGCTTTTAGGATACCGCCACCCTTGGGCATAGGTCTTTGTTGCAATTGACCTGCTGATGCGTAACTCCCAAGACTCTTTTCAATATTATCCAAAGTCTTTTTGTCAATACGTTCTTCCCACAACAATTCACCTTCTCTGGTCCTTGGATCTGTGAAGCCAAGGATTGATTTGGTCGGTGTCGGATGTCCGACCTCATATCGAGCAGGTAAACATAAATGATCCCATTCATCGTATTGATTCGCTAATATATGTCCTGTTAAATCTTTTTCATGCACTCTTTGCATAATTATAATAAAAGCACCAGTC